CATCGAGCAGAAACACGGCGCTCGTAGTGATCGCTGTCGGTACAATGTTTCTGATGTGCGGGATCCTCATGACGATCGCCGGGAGCTCGAATCCCATGAACGCGGTCATCGCCAAGTAACCGTCAGACCAGACCAGACCGGACCAGACCAGACCGGACCAGACCAGACCGGACCGGGTCGGACTCGTAAAAAAACTTGCATAACGATAAGAGGATGCTTATCGTCATATCACTGCTGGTCGTCATCTGTGTCGTCGTCGTATCGTCGATTGTGGGTGTGGTCTTCATTCGATACAGGAATGCCCATGCGACCGACTCTACCGAGTCGACGCAATCGAGTGGTTCGTCGGGATTAAATCCTGCCGCGCACACGCGCGAGAATAAGTTGGGCAGCGCCGGTGCCTGGAAAAAGACGGGTATCACGTTCTATGGCCAGAGCAAAGCGGACGATAATGGGGTCGGGTTCGCTGGTGTCGATCTATTTAAACACGGAACGGCCGGACTCAAATTCGACGGTAAAGCGCTGTTCCCGGTCGCTGTATTTCAAGCCGATGCCGCGCCGTTGCTATGGAAAGTCATCGAGATCCAGTCGGATTCGTTTACGAAGAGTAGGACTGTATACGGTCACGTCGTCGACGTTTGTAATTCGGGTCAAGATGTTTGCAAACGCAATACCGCAAAGCATGGATTCCTTGTCGATATTCATAAAACCGCATTCGACTACGTCGGTGCCGATGACGGTTTACATGCAGGACAGTATCGCTTGGCCGGTGAACTCAAGCCGTCTGACTTGCCAGGTTCCGTGTTCTTGAAAGACGGGACGGTCGCGTGCTCATGTACTGGGTCGTGTAACGGGGGGGCGGTCAAGTGGAAGAAACGATCGGCGTGTTAAACAAATCCTATTTTCTACAAATTGGGCACCCCGCTTTGCTCGTCCTTCTCCACAATTGTACACATTTCTTGTGGAACGGTTGTCCACAGCAATTCATCACGACCCGCCCGGCCGTCGTGATGATCGAATCGCCGCAGATCGTGCAAGACTGTGTTAAGCTTTCGGCCTGCCGCCGAAGCTGGCACGAGAAGCACACGTCGAGATCGTCCGTCTTGACAACGTTCGCGCCGCATTCGCAGATACTGAGATTGTAATAGTAATTGAGCATTTCGACAATGTCCTTGAGCCCAGTGTGTTCGATCGTCGCGTCACCCGGTAACGTCATTGTATCGAACACAAAATCACCGGCGTCGTCGCTTTCGCACGTGTACTCATTGTTGAATAGTTGTGCGACCTCGCCGGTCGGATCGTCCGCGGCGTCATACGGTACGACGAGTTCGAACACCATCATTGCGTCGTCACACTCTGCTGCCGAACGGAACATGTACTTGAGATCACCAGCGCGGTTATCGAACATGAATCCCTCTTCGTTGCGGTGGAGAGCTTTGAGCAAATCGAGCGTATGCTCGTGCGTTTTGACGAGCGGATCACTCGCAAATTTGGTGAACGGTTCGATAAATTCCTCGTCGTCGTCCTCCTCGTCGTCTTCGTCCTCCTCGTCCTCGTCCTCCTCTTCGTCTTCGTCCATTGCCTCGACGTCGTCGACGTCATCGACGTTCTTCTCATCCTCGACGTTCTTCTCATCATCGACGTTCTTCTCATCCTCGACGTTCCCGACGTTCCCGACGTTCCCGACGTTCCCGACGTTCCCGACGTTCTCGACGACATCCGCGAGCATTTCGCCGAGCAAATCCTTTGTAATGTTGTTTACCCCAGACATTGAAACTGAAAATAGAAAAACGATTATGCAAACACGAGCAAGCCGGCCATGGTCAAGTACCCAAACAGCGCATACGTTTCGGCGCCGCTCGTCGGATTATCGCCGCCGTCGACGTCGACATCGTCCGGGACCCAGCCGAACGGACGATCACCCGCGAAACGTCGGATGAATGTATTGATATTCTCCCACGTCAGATCGGTCGCGATCGATTCGTAAACTTCGCTATCGGGATGACGATCGCATCCTGCCGACCCAACCGACGTCAACCCGATGATGTGCCCGTCGCGCGTGACGACCGGACCGCCCGAATCGCCGTTGCAGGTATTCGACGACGTCGACGTCGTACACATCAACCCAGGATAGTCTACCCCATCCATCATCACACAATCGTCATCGCGACGATACTCCATGATCGCGACGCGAGGCTCGTCGCTTGGTACAACCTCGTTCCCATAGAGCAATCCGTCGTCGTACCCACTGTACTCGCTGTAGTCGTTCGAATCGTTCGAATCGTTCGAATCGTACTCACTGTACTCATTCGAGCCATCCCATTCGTACTCGTTGTACTCGTTCGAGTCGTTCGAATCGTACTCGTTATAGTCGTTCGAGTCGTACCCGTTGTAGTCGGCCGAGCCATCCCATTCGTAGTCATCGCCGCCATTGATTGCGTCGTCAACCCATTCGACAGCATCGCCGATTGCGTCACCCACCCATCCCACCGTATCGGTAACCGCGTCACCGACCCAATCGAGAAAATCACCAAATCCGCGCGGATCGACGCCGAAGGATTCCCAATCGGTGACGTCCTCGACGGTATCGCCGACGCCGAATGCGAAAACCCGCTCGTCAACGACCGGATGAATCGTCTGAATTCGGCCGCGTCCCGCCGAGTCTGGGATCTTGCGCTTGGTCTCGATCAACCCGACGTCGTAGTTAACGTCGCCGTCGACATACTGTGGTGGGAAAATATACGTCGCCTCGCTGAGGTCCATATCCGGAGAATCGTCATTGAATCGCGCGACAAGCGGAACACGGTCGACCAAACAATGGGCTGCCGTGATGATGAACTTATCTTCGATCACAGCGCCCGAACAGTAGACTTCACCATTCTGATCCAGCAATGCAACGAACGGCTTGTACATCTCCCATCCCGAATCGTCTGCGTTGATGATGCGTGGCCTCATCGACGAAGTTTGGTTTGCATTTGAACGATTCGCGAGCAATTGAGCCGCGATCATCACTGATGTAGTGCGAGCAAATCGGCCGTGGTTCAGCATCATGTTTTGTGTTTTTTGTTTTGACCGACTGAGATGATAGAGACCTTGGTGAAAAAAAAGATATTATTGCCTCGGTGTATAAACGAGAATGGACCGTGCCAACCGTGCCAACCGTGCCAACAACGCCACCCGCGCCAACCGCGCCAACCGCGCCAACAACGGGCCAATCGGTGAATGGACGATCGTGAGCCCGCCCGGAAAGGGGAGGGGTGGGGTTCGTAACGCCTTGGTACCAATTTACCCATCCAGACCGATCGATGCCGCGACCCGGACCGACGTTATCAGGTTTTTTCACCGTGGTCCTGTAAACGGAAATCGCCGCATTATCCGAGCTCTCGACGTGATGTTGTTGAGACCTGCACGTATGTTCAACCAAAACGGCGGTAACCGTTGGGAAACCAAGATCATGAAGTTCGATACACGCGTCACCGGCAACCAAACGCCGCAGTACCAACTACTCAGCAACGAACAACGTCGCGAAGTGGTCGATTTTTTGTATCCGAACTTGCTCACGACGGATACCAATGCGAACATCCTGGTCGGTGTCCGAGGGACGAAAATGATCTGCATTCCAGAATCCTGCTCGTTTCATGATATGCCGTACGCTAGGTATCCCCATCATCACATGCCGCGTCCTCGTATGGCAGTGGCTGGTCAAACTGCGTCCGAGGTTGTTGAATTGTTTCGTCTCATCGCTCGGCCTCCGAAATGTTTTAAAATTTCAATTCTGACGGATAATGAGATTGCCGAACCGGGACTGCGCATGCGACGAACTACAAAAATTCCGGCCAAGATGATGATCGAAATGTTTCCCGGCGCGTCGTTCGCGAGGGCGCGTGGCGTGTGAGGGGCGATGACCGACGCGTGATCCGGAACCGATGACGTGGCATGCAAAAAAAGTATTTAATGGTAAACCCAGCCTCTCACCCACACTTCCATTTAACCGAAACCCAACCCCGGCAGATTCTCCGCTCGACCCTTTTATTGCTCGCGCCGATCAATTGCTCGCCCAGAGTTATTGCTCGCGACATGACCGTGTTTGAAATCCACTCTTCCCGCCGCGGCGCTGTCCGCGTAAATGCACACGGACCCACAGCCCAGCTCGACTTCGCGATGACGATTGAAACATCGGCGGACCGCGCCGTTCGCCACGTGTACGACGTCGATCTTCCGGTCGGAAAATACAAAATCGTCAAGAGCATTGACGACAACCTGGTCCTCCAGATTCCGTCGATCGTGTTCCCGGTTGGTGATATCCAGCCGGTTCACGTGGTGCAAACGCTGACAACTACGACGCAGGGGCGACCGGTCATGAACAAAGGCATCGTCAGAGAAATTTGCCAACTCGTCTCCGGAGATGATGACGTATCCCCCCACGAGCCAATTCGAGTGTACATCTCGCCGCTGAAGACGCTGAACGGCGTCATGGTCGTCTCGGCCGCGCACGAACAAGCCGCCGAACTGTTCGAAGCGTACAAGAGCATTCTGGCGAAGCGGAATGGCGCTCCAGTCATCATGGTGGCAAAAATGCTCGATGGCCAGGGTCATTTTACGCGCACGAAGTGGACGTTGACCAAGTCAATGTTCGACGTGATCACGGCGAAATCCGTCCCAGTCTCGCAGTTCTTCAAGGCGGTCAACGCTAAGACGACGAAGACGACGAAGACGACGAAGACGACGAAGACGACCGAGACGACCGAAACGCCCGGTGCCGCCATCGATGCTGCGATGTCTGACGTTATGGACGACGACGACGATACCAACTCGAAACCCGTCGACGCAATCGACGAGTTTCAGCGCGAGTACGTGCTCGAGCTCATTGGTGAGGACACGATGTCGGATGCGAACGATAAGACGTTCGCGCTCGCCGCGCTCGCGCTGATCAAGGCCAATGCATCGGAAGAGAAATTCGGTCGCGTCGTCGACCAGATCTCGGAGTACATCGAAGCGGCCGTCGCGAACGATCCCGCCGTGGCGGATGCGCCCGCGTACATCGCGTCAAAATCCATTTGCGAGATTATACCGCGTCTGCCGCAATCTATCGTCGCGCCATTGAACTGCCTCGCTGATATGATGTGATGATGTGAGAGGTGATGCAAATTTACACGTAAAGAAGTTTAAGAACGCCATTTGCAATATACACGACGTTATACCCGACCGCACACGTCACGACCCGGTCAAAGTCTTTCGACGTCGGGACACTCTCCGATTCGTCGAGCAAGATCACATTGCTTTGCGTCTCGGAATAGGCGCGAATGCGCTGCTGCAGACGAACGTCGCTGACTCTCGTGAAATTCAGTGTCCCATTTGGTTCTATCGAATCGACCGCACCGTCGCTGAATGCGAAGACGTGTACGCCGACCGGGAGACCGCATCCGAAGACACGTTTCGCTTCGAGCGCGGAATAGAATTGCGCATCGCGATACGGAATGCGTTCTTTCCCGTTCACCAGTGCGCGTGCACTATGCATGATATCATGGCGGATCGATTGACTGAGCACGGTATCGGACGACGTCTTCCCGAATTCCCACCCGCGTGCCTTGCGGAACCACCAGAGCAAGTACCGTACCGGACCACGGAAGAAGAGTTGGGAGTTCAATTCCAAATAATTGTTCGACGCCGGCGAATACGATACGGTCGAGGTCGTCAATTTCGTGATAACGACGTGTACATCGAACGATGCGTTCGCGAAATAGGTGACGTCGCTCAGGATGCCATCCACACTGACTGGCGTATACCCTTCGTTGACCGTATACGTGAACGTTTGCGAATTGACGGGCGAGAGTGAAGCGAAGTACCCGCCCGCGACGTACCCCTCGACGGTAAAGTCCATCGTTAGTGCGTCGTCGTCGAGATTGTGGAATAGGTCGAAAACTAACCACGCCTCGCCGACCGACGTCTGTGCTGAAATATCAGTCGACGTCGCGACACCGGATACTGTCGTGTACGCGCCGCTCGAGATGCTGGCGTTCCCGATCGTCACGATCGTCGCGTCGTCGCGTTTGAGCGTAAACGTGAGCAAATCGGAACTACAGCTCACGACGAGATCGTAGCCGCGGTAGACGCCACCCAGTTCGTACTTCGCCCATCCCAATCCGACCGACCCGGTGAGCGGGATGAGAAATCGACCTTCGAGATCGTACTTCACCGTCGACGCAGCTTGATTATATGTGATTTCCGTCTTCCCGGTCCAATTCGGATTGTCGACGAGCTGGATCGACGACCCGAGGTTGATCGTTTCGTTCGCGCCACTTCCTGTGACGCTATCGTACCCGCCCATCGTGTCGACCGTGTCAGTGTAAATTCGAGTCACATTGCTTTTCTTCATGTCGAAATTATCGACTTGGGTTTGGACGCGCTCGATCAGCAGTTCGTGTGATCTGTTCGTGAAATACCGCCGCTCGTCGTCGTCGACGTAAATGTATTCGCAGAGAATGTCGACATCCGGTTGATATATCGGGTCGAGCGAGATGGGCGCGTTGCCGAGCTTGATTTCGAGTGACAAGTTCTGGAGCTGGAGCGCGATGAGCGGGATGGGCGTCTTGTTCGTGAAGAACGGAATCTCGACGTAGAATTGCTTGACACTTCCTTGCGTCTCGTCCGCCTGGAACTCGGTCAATCGCTCCGTACACGAACGAACCGCGTCGGTCTCGGCCTGGTTTTTCGCAAAAATGTAATCACCGCGAATTGATTCGAGGAGCATCGATCCCGCGTAAATATTGACTTCGTCGATCAGTTCAAGCGCGGGAAACCGAGTGGACCCGCTCGCGCGTTTCACCTTGAGTCCGAGGACGATCCGGCGGAGCAAATCGCCCTTCCTCGGAATGGGAATATTCGAAAGCGTTTGTCCGTACGTGATTCGGGTCGGAAACCTTGCGTCAATATCAATAAATTCGGTCGCATAGGAGGTTTGCTTTTTATACACTTGTCGAAACGGTCGCGACGCGTCCGATCCTTCGCTGTGGATATACACATCTTCATCGCCGATGGCAACGAGTTGGAAGAGTGTACCGGACGACATGATGATCGTTACTGGCTTTGTGCAAGAAAAGGATTTACATGTGAAAAACGCGCATCCAGAACCGCTCCATGGTCCACGGGCAGACGGTTTGGTCGAAGAGTAATTGGTGGAGCGTTTTCCAAAACTCGATTGAATGCTGTGTGATCCGGTTCGAATCGACCGTATACTGCGCGCCCGCGACGAAGTTGAATGTATCGGCGTCCGCATCGGTGCCATCATCTGGCTTGAATCCCGGTATACTAGAAATCACCCGCCATGCTTCGTCAATTGGGAGCCCGGGGTGATCGGGTCGTCCGCACCGATCCGAAACGTGCATCGTACCGTGCGGGATTAGGGTACTCGTTTTCTGGCCTCGGGACGTGTCGACTGATTTCATCGATTCGACGAGTTTTTGTATGGGAATGTGATCGAACGGAAATCCTTGTAAAAACGTGACGACGTCAATCTCGCCCGACTCGAGTTTATCGTATTCATCGACGATGCATCGCGCAAACGTCTCGGCTTCTCGGCCGACGTTGGGGCACGTCCCGTTTCCCTTATCATACACGATTGTGACGACGTCCGAGCCGAGTGCCGATATCCAGTCGACCGGTTCATTATACCGCGCTACACAAACGAGATGAGCGCGGTCAATTCGATCAATTCGATCGTTCGAGTCGGTCATTATGAATGACTCGAATTTTTCATTTTTTGTTCTCACTGGTGGACGCCATTGCCGAGTGGATGCTCACCGCGGCGGGACGTATTGATCGGTCGATCGACCAGCCGATACGGCCGGGACGAATCGCGCAAATATCCAATGTAATGCTTGATGTTCGTGACGAGTCGCGGAAGCGTATACTCGACGACCAGATCGTTCAGACGGCGGACCTGATCGTTGAGATCATGGTCGAGCACAGACGCGTTGTTCATATTGAATACGCCACGCATGATGAGCACGAGCTCCGTATCGTCCTGGCGGGAGATCACCCACCCGTGCACCCGCTTCACTTCCTCGCGCAACGTCTTCTGAATCACGGCGATATTCTGATTCGAAAAGAAGGCGGTGACCAGTTCGTTATCGCTGCATGCATGGTTCGACGCGCGAACCGCGTCGGCATAATTTCTCTGGCCACTGACGTCGTGGTACATCGTGATTCGACCTGATTCCTTACCTACCCGAAATATAATAAATAATGAGCGCCTGGTATCAAGTATACCGCAACGCGGCGTGCCCTGCCTCGAAATCGATCCACCGCAAACCGGAAACGAATGTTTTGACAATGATATCGTCGCGCGGCTGTTTCAACTTGACTTTGAGGATGGGCTGGATCACGTTCGAGAACGAGAAATGTCCAGATGGTTGTGCGTCGTACGCATCGATCGCGAACGAATAGAACAGAATCTTATCCGATACGGCCCGACGCGCGTGGTAGAATCGATTGACGAGGGAGTAATGCTTTGCATCGTTCTCGACCTCGCGTTCAGTACCATCGAACACGATCGAGACGCGATCGATCACGTCCTCGAATTGGAAATACGCGAGGTTCCCGACCGCATCCTTCGAATACGCCACAAACGTCAAGTACTTGACCGGGAAATTAATTTCCTTCATGTCGATCGTGACCGTATCGGTCGGGATGATTGTCACTCCACTCACCACGTCGTTGTTTTCTTTCCAACTCACCCCCTCGACGTCCTGTGTCGATTCCACGAGCACGGGAAAAGGCCGGTTCACGAGTCGTTCCCGTTCGAATGAATCGAGGAACGCGTAATCGGTGATGAGTTCACACTCGAGTGATGTTGGCGGATTCGATCCGGCGTACGATGTGATACAGTTTTCGAATTTTTCAGTCTCGACTTCGAGTACGAGATCGAGTGTGTCCCCTGCCGAAATAAGCGGAAGAAACGTCTGTTTTTGCTGATCACGAAAGCAATTGAAGAATTTCAACGGCACGACGATCGTATGTTGCTGCGATAACCGCAAATTCGGTGTCGTCCCACCGATCATATCGAGGACGCCAGCGCGTTTCATATCACTCACAAACAGTTCGTCCTGGAGCGTGAGCAACAGTCGTTCGGACGAATCGAGCTCGGCATCGTTCAGGGTCAGTCGCAGCTTCCGGAGCAAGACGTATCCGATCCGACCCGTCCAGAAATCGTTAATACCCGCGCCAGGGACGATGGGTAGCGTGATACTCAGTGCCAAGTTCCCGAGCATATCACCCCGCCGCGGGATCTGCTTTTTATTCGCCTTACCCAACTCGAATGGGAACGTGATTTCGGTTTGTTCAATGGCTCCGCGTGTAGCGCGCGGCCACGTCGACGATGAAAACGGGTTCGTTGCGCCCGGATCGTCGCTGTACATCAACTTTTCTTGCGGACCGATCAACTGGAGTTGCGTTAACGCCCCCACACCGGGGTTTGATTTTGCCGACATGAATGCCCTACCATACGCACATTTTTTTTAAATCGACGAAAAACACAGATCATGGCGACGAGGCATAACTAGCATCCGACTCGTCGTCGTCGTCGTCGTCGTCGTCTGGAAACGCCATGTACGTGATCTCCAAATCGTCGATATACCCGGTCGACGTGATGATAGCGTCCCGACTATGTTGATCATCGTCCGTGGGACGGGTGTACGCGAGTCGCTCGATTTGCGAGCCGGGGAGTGGGTGGTATTCGAATGGGCATACCACGACCCGGCGCAACTGTGGAAACCGTGTTGCGATATCGGCCGGTGGATCGTTCGTGATGATGAGTTGGCGCAACGTGTCGATATTGGGAACGTACGAATCGCCGACGCCGCGGAGATCGAGCGTCTCGACGTGCCGGAACGTCTGGTATGCGTCGTACGACCAGGAAGGATCGATCGAGTCGACGTCCAGTGCAATATTCCCGGCGAGAGATACCCGGACCAACCGAGTCGGGTAGGACGTGGACAATGGATGCGGTTCCCATGTCGATAAGAAATTCGACGATAGGTCGAGATCCTCGACCGTGGGTGGGAGTGGTGGCGCTTCGCACAACAGACCGCGCGCGATGCGGATCGTTTTCAAATTGGATGCCGGTAACATCTCGAGCACGCTATCGCGAACCGTCCCGTTCAATTCCAACCGCGTCAGTGACGATGGGAACAACGGTGATCCGATCGTCTTCACCTCGCCCGCCTCGATTTCCAAAACCTCGAGACGCGACGACGACCCGAGTTCCTCGCGGATCGTCACGGATAACGGTGTGATGATATATAAGGCGCGAAGTGAAGACGACACCCAGCCAACCCCGTCTTCGAGCTCTAGACACGAAACGTGTACGGTTTCGATCTCGGGTAAAAATTCGAGTACATTTAACCGGAGTCGATCGACGGACCGGATATCGAGATGACGCAGTGATTGGCCCCAGTACGCAAGATCGCGCGGAATGCCGAACAACGTCATCGACGTCCAAAAACGTTGTCGCATCAGGGCGAGGTATGCATTATGGTCGTCGGCGACGACACATCCATCGGTACATATCGGGTTACTCGGGAAGACCGCGCGGAGCGATAGTCGATCGCGCGGGCAATTTAAATGCTCGAAGACATGTCGATCCATCAGAAAAATCTGTATGCTGGAAAGGTCACGGTTCCCAACCGTTTATTATACTTCAGAACCCACTTGTTTGAATCGTGGATCGGGAACGGATTAGCCTTTTGGCACGCGTCATCGTCGTCCGCGCACAGCTCGATCCGATGGTTCGGAAACCTCGTCTTGAGATATAACCCAGCTTCGTTCACTGTCCGCCCAACCACCTCGCGCGCGACGACGCTCCGGCAGTTGTCGCTGTTATGTTTGAGACAACATTTTGCGACGAACCCGGGTGTGACGTCGAGACATGAACCGCCCTCGGGCGGATCCTGGACAATTTCGCACGGGACGTCGATGACACGACCATAGTCGACGTCGTAGTACCGGCCACACCGACGACGCGTCTGTCCGGTCGGTTTCAGCCGCCAGCAGTACTGAATCGCGCTCTCGGTCGATGGCTTATCGACGCAAACGAGTTTGTTGGTGGCACCGTCGACGCGCAAGAAATTGTTGTTGAACAACGACTTCATCATCACAAACTCTCCGTCACCACAGTACCCCGGCTCGAGTTTCCAGCACGAATCGGGCTCGCCGCGCCGATCGCTCCACTCGACCGATCCGTCCGTATTGACCGTGAGGAACCGATTCATCCATCGAACCGCGTACCCGTTCACCATCGAGCACGAGACGAGCACGGCCGAGTCTTCGGCCGCGGAGACGCGGGTCATTTTCGCGTTCGCATCCGGTTTGATACCGGGACCAAGTAGCTTATGCTCGAACGCAAAGCGGGTGAGTCCGTATTCGGACAAACGCGCTGGTGGAATCGTCACGTCGTCATCGATCGATGCCTGGGTCGACTGCACGGAAGGGGCCGACTGGACGGACTGGATTGGCCGGGTCGTCTGGACCGTCTGGACCGTCTTATTCTTGAGTTTCAATATCACCAAGGTCACGACAACGCAAACGACGGACGCGATGGCGATGGATGATGCGAGTAGTTTGATATCCATGCAGTATACCGCTTGGTACAGTGCAAGATTTGATTTTCTCCTTACAGCAAGACATTCTCGGGTGTGTTCATGTTGCACGCCTGGTGCGTGATCGACCGACCCGTCTCGCGCGCTTCGCATAACTTCAATCGGTGCCGCAACGCTTCGAAATCGGTCGACAACGCGCGAAGCGTGGTCCTGAGCGTATCGTTTTCCTCCCGCAATTTGTTGTTTTCGTCCGACAAGGTCCCGACCGATTCGAGGAGCTCATCGATCTTCCGTTGCGAATCGTCGCGATCGCCGACGAGGATCCCGACTTCGTTTTCGTACTTGAACGTGACCTCCCGTTGGTGCGCGTCCTCTGCTTTCATATTCTCCATCTTGGTCACGAGATCTCGATACTCTCGCGTCTCTGTCACTGGGATTTTCTCAGCGCGCGCGGAAAATTTCCCATTCCACGCGCCGATGATGACGAGTCCCATGAGTGCGATGAACGCGAACGCGACGACGTTGTCTTTCATACTGAGCGATTATCTGTACACGCCTCTGGTGTATACAAATATTTGATTTTTTTCAATTCTTCAGTTTAACTGTAGATTGCCTCGCTTGGGAACGTCGACGTCGACCGAAAACATTGATGAGTACAATTTGCTGGGTGTATCGACACCGCGGTAAAATGTGTCGATGTCGCGCGGCAAGAGTTTGTACACGATACGGTTCCCGTCGGCGTCGTACTCTTCGTTGTCCAGAATGCGCGCGCGAGTAGAGCTGAACCGTTCGTCACGAGAACGGACCGTGCCTAAAAGGACGAGGATGAATCCAATCAAGATGACCGTGAGTGCCGTGCTCGCCATTGTATTCTATTTATTACAGCAAGATAAGATCAACTAGGTCGATGTGAATAGTAATGTACCCATACCGCCTGCGAAGCGGAGGATATTGAGTGTGCGCGCGTAAATGCGGAGACGCCCATTCGATCCGCCGAGTGCGAACGAATCGTCAAACGTGACTTGGAGATGCGCCGTATCCGCTCGCGATAAATTGATCGATCCGGTCGGATTAGGCGATTCCGGTTCGATCGCGAACGAGTACGAGTAAATCTTCTTGGCCGGAATGCGTGTGTGATGCCCATACGGTTGAACGAGTCGGTGATACTTTCCACTGCGCTCGCTGTAGCGCTGGTTGCCGTTGATGTACACGATCGCCGACTTGATCGGATCAATCGATGCCCCAGCTGGCGCGTCGTAATTGAAATAATCGTTCCCGACCGTTGGGTACGTCGTTGGTGTAATACCCGAGTTATACGACGACGCTCGGTTGTACGTCCAGATCAACTCGCTCACTGGGTGGATGAATGAAAGTTCATACTTCTTGGTCAAATCACCTGAGGTCGATGCGACTACCGCGGCGTCGCCAACGAATTGAATATCCTGTAATAGCACTTCCTGTGGTGTCTCGAGGAATTTCTTCCGCTCCTGCGATCCAAGGAACACGAATGTGCAGAAGGCATTGATATCGGGCGTGGGTGTCTTGCCGTTCTGCGACACGAGTGATGAAACGGGATGCGTCGATTTGATCAGCTCAGTGTACTCGCGAAAATCGAACACCAGATTGACTTGATGGTAAATGAGCGAGATCAAAGGGATCGAGAGCGCGTTGAACTTGTTGAACGCAAACGTGAGTGGAATATAGAGTTTGCGCGTCTCGAACGAGTTATCGTACAGATCGTACGACGTGTACTTGCCAACCATCTCGTTGAATCCACTCTCCTTCTCGCTCGGCAAGGTCTGCTCAGCATCGACATCCATGAATTCGCCGGACAAACGGCTGATTCGCGCGCCACCAATTTCAAAGTCGACGGTGCGCACCAAAGCGTGCCCGATCGAATTGCACCACCTCAGCGACGAGAGTGGAACAGTCGACGAGTACGACCCGGGCGTTGCGCTCGCCACGCGGCGGACGGAAATATCGTACGTCTTGGCCGTATCGAGACCGGTGATCGCGATGCTGGTCGCACCCGCCGCGCCGTTGACCGTGAATGGCGACGACCCGTCGTCGACGTATACGTCGTACGAATCGTCCGTCCCATCCGTCGCCGGGATGATCTTGACCCGCCCGGTCGTCGAGCTTGTCCAGCGCGCCGAGACGATACCCGGAACGGCTGCCTGCGCATTCGTGACGGCGTCGATTGCAAACTCGGACAAGTCCGGTAGATCAACTTCAATGAAAATCGAATTGACGAGATCACCGGATCGAGTAATCGGAAGCGTCACGCGACGACCGAACGTCGCTTCCGACTGGAACGGCTGGCTGATCGATTCCATGGAGAAAATGGAGTATCTCTTGTACCTGAGACGAAAAAACGTAATCTCAGGGTTGGCGCTGAGGAGAGCATCTTCCTTCCCGTAGAGTGCGAGTTGGTTCACGGCACCTGGCATTGCTTTGTCTTGGGTATGTGCAATATTTTTGTAGACCGCGGAAAAACACACGGATTTTTTATCATTTCAAATATCAATAGATTCGATGCGATCGAAGCGCCCGCGCACCGAAACGGACGAAAACGCGATCAACGCGGCCAATCAACCCGACGCGGTCAAACAGGTCAAATCGACCAAATCGAGCCCCCCGAGGACTGCGGGATCGCTCAAGCATTTGACCGGGTACGTCGATGCGGCCAGGGCGGGCGGACTGGCGTTCGGCGACGATCGGGAGTTGGTCAAATTCCCGACGAGCGTCTTTGCCATCGACGATGCCATCGAGGCGGTCAAGCGCATAGAAGCGTGTACGGTATGCGAGGACCCGGAGTGCACCGCCAAAGCGACACATGGTGCCAACCATCCAAGAGGTGCCCCCAGACGGTGTCGTCGGCACCAGACAAAAACGGACGTTCCCGTCATGTGCAGTCATGTCGGGTGTGTGTCCAAAAACCCGCTCGTGCGGTTGTCGAGCGATCCGGACGGGCCTGCGGTGTGTTTATGGCACGGTCTGGCGACGAAGACCCCGGCGTCGTACGAATTCGTTCGGGGGACGAATACGTGTACGTGCGGAAACCGGGCGCATTTCGGAATCGGCAAATCGATCATGGTCTGCGGTCCATGTGCCAGTATTATATCTCGGCACCTCGGCACCGAATTGACACATTACAAAGCCGGTGATTGCGCGAAGTGCGGAAAACGGCAGGGGCACGATAAAGCGATGCGGGCCGATACCAAGGCGGTCGTCCGAGTGTGTCGACCGTGTTATAGCGAGATCGAAGCGGGCGGGTCCGAGTCGGGATTCCTACCGGGTAAACGAATGCACGCGTGTCACAAACCGGGGTGTACGAAATGCGCGGTGCTGAAGAAAATCGTGAATGGGAAAACCACGTTCTCGTGTCCCGATCACGCGAAGGGCGACGGAGCGTACGAACGTATCAAAAACCCATGTCGCGTGACACAGTGTACACGACCGGCGAAGTACGCGGCCAACTTTGGCGATACGGCCGCCGCGTGCAGTGATCATAAAGAAAAGAACGAATTCGACGTCGTCCACGCGCGGTGCCGCGTTTGCCTCGCCACCCAATTAAAATGGCACGACGCGACGCGCGCGAAGAAACGAGGTGGTCTATGCAAGGGATGCGACCAGGAGGGCGGCGGACCGGTCCACCGGTTTTACGAAAAAACGATCATCAATGCCATCGTGTCCAACCTGCGCGAAACCGGGACTAACTTCGAGGCCGTGCTCGATGCACCCATTAAGATGCACGCGGCAACCACCGCATACAGACCCGATCTTGTTATGCGCTTCGCGAATTCCAAGACGATTTTTGTCGAAGTCGACGAGCAACAACATGCATCGTATGACTGCGAACGGCGCCGCGAAGCCGCCATTTTTTCTTCAGTCGCTGATCTCGAGCGGGACAAGATTATGATCCGGGTCAATCCCGACGCGGGCGGCGCGGCGTTCGCGCTGTTCGAAAAGAAACCGACCGTGTCCGAACTGCTCGAAAGCGACGGTGTCAATTCGTTCACGACTCCGCTATTCAACCAGAGACTTACAGATATTGTCGATATATGCACTCGGTTCGTCGCCGACGAGGTCCAGCCGGGCTACGTCCATCACATCAACTGGACCACCGATGTCTCGCCCCGCCCAATCCACGAATGACATCACTAAACATATCGACCACAACGTCGAGATTCATGTCCGGCTCGATATCGAGGACATCGTCGAGTTGCACGATGATATGCTCGAGTGACGCGACGCCCCGAGGGCACGCCGGGTTGAACCGTTTTCTGGAGAATTTCAATGCAAGCCGTAAGCTCGGATCACTCGCGACCCCGGCCGTGTACACCGTCTCCAAGAATTCGACCAGTTCGCACGATGAGTGCGTCTTCGCTAGCCATGCCGATATGGAATGGATGAGCGACGACGTCGTCGAGTACGCGAGTCCGGGGTCGACAGTGATCTCGCGCGCGACGGCCGCGTCGTCATCGACGAGTTTGCGCATCACCGCCGCTGCTTCTCGAGTGGTGAGGACGCGGCGCAGTTCGTACCTGACCAACTCGCCGAGATCCGGGAGGGGGTCGTGGGGTTCGAGCAACGACAACGTCAGCAACGACCCGACGATGACGATGTTCGAAATCGAGAGCGCGGTCGTTTTGACCGCGTCGGTCGTTTTGCTCGCGCGCGCGTGAAATGACATTGTTTTTTTATGACCACCAATGATAGAAGAGCAGCGATGAATGACATATCCAAACGTCTCGACGAAGTGATCAACCTCCGGCGCCACCTCCAGAAACACGGTCTCGATGACGATGCGGGCGTCGTCGATCTCCGTGTCGATATGAACGAATTCGTCCGATCTGGTGAAGACAAAATCGGACGCGGGGTACTCGAAGACGGTCGAGTCATTTACTGGCACCTGTCGACGACTCAAACCTGTCATGTCCACGTGATGAAGGCCGGCGAATGCGTCTAGGATCGAAACAGTTTCGGAAACATATTGGATCTTCTACGGGTAAATATTCCGCTTCGCTGTTAGCGAAATTCTGATTCCGGTGTCAATTTCACGCAGGTTTCTGCCTCTCACCGGTTCATGTTCCTCGCGTTCCTCGTGTTCCTCGCGTTCGAGTCTCGAACTTGTTTGACGGTCCTCGCCTGGACTGTACCAGCCGGTGTGCCGACGCGATTGTAAATCGCCGCGTCGTTTGCGTGCAGTACATCACGGAGCGGGACGACTTGATTGGGAGAAATCGAAGTCCTTGTCACTGGGTGTTTCGGCGTGCGTCCAGCTCTGAAGATACCGTCCATCGTCGCGCGGCTGAAGATGTGCCGTATTTTCGAGCCACCGGCTCTCCCATGCAGATCACCGGCAATTACAACGGCATCGTCGAGGTTGACGCGATCCAGCATGACTGGATCGATTGCATTGGCTTCCGAGTGGAGACGGTATCGTCGAGCGCGGAAGGCGGCAACGCGTGGGTCGGGTGGCGTCCCGATCAGTCCGCGCGTCCGCTGGTCGATACGAACATTGCGCGGGAGACGCGTTGCCCACGCGCTCAGATCCTGCCTGAATCTACTAACCCCCGAGAACATATCGTTCATGTTCACCACGCGCGACGTATTCCAATTACCGATGGGTTGGTTGAACGTGTGGGCGTTGTGGAACATATAGCCCATGTCCGTCACGCGCGACGTATCCCAATTACCGATGGGTTGGTTGAATGCGCGCGCATTATAGAACATATGGTTCATGTCCGTCACGCGCGACGTATCCCAATGACCGATGGGTTGGTTGAACGCGCGGGCGTCCCAGAACATCTGGCCCATGTCCGTCACGCGCGACGTATCCCAATTACCGATGGGTTGGTTGAACGTGTAGGCGTCGGTGAACATAGCGGTCATGTCCGTCACGCGCGACGTATCCCAATGACCGATGGGTTGGTTGAACGCGCGCGCATTATTGATCATACTGCGCATGGTCGTCACGCGCGACGTATTCCAATTACCGATGGGTTGGTTGAATGCGCGCGCATTATAGAACATATGGCGCATGTTCGTCACGCGCGACGTATTCCAATTACCAATGGGTTGGTTGAATGCACGGGTGCTGCTGAACATAAAGCCCATGTCCATCACGCGCGACGTATCCCAATGACCGATGGGTTGGTTGAACGCGTGGGCGTCAAAGAACATCTGGATCATGTCCGTCACGCGCGACGTATCCCAATTACCGATGGGTTGGTTGAATGCATGGGCGTCCAAGAACATAGAGGCCATGTCCGTCACGCGCGACGTATTCCAATTACCGATGGGTTGGTTGAATGCATGGGCGTCGTTGAACATATAGCCCATGTCCGTCACGCGCGACGTGTCCCAATGACCGATGGGTTGGTTGAATGCGTGGGCACTTTGGAACATACCGCGCATATTCGTGATCCGGCTCGTACACGTCCGCTCCACGTCTCGCCACTTTTTCTGTTGGATGAGAGATCGCAATTCCTGTTCACTCCGAACGACGTACCGCACCCCGTCGATCACGCCACTGTCGCCGATCCGTGCGCGTGGTGTGGCGACGATGGTGAATCCTCCCGGTCCCGCCCGACGATTCG